CAAGGCTACATCAGTAAAAGAAGCAAAAGTTATCTATGAAACATTGAACGAAGGAATGACATCTAAAAATGTTAAAACTTCTATGGCCAATGAAATCAAAGGTAGTGCTTCAAAAGCTACAGGGTTTATTAGCGAAAGCAAACAACCAATTGTAGAAGTTGATCCAATGGTAGCCAGATGGCAAAAACTAGCTGGTATCAATAAATAATTTAAATAATAACTTAAAACAAACAATCGAAAAACAATGAGCTTACAATCTCTTTTAGAAAGCGCAAACCCATACCACTCTGTACAGAGTGATGCTGCTAGATTAGCTAGCAAGTGGGAAAAAACAGGATTGCTAGAAGGTTTGGCTGGTACCCATAAGAACAACATGAGTATCATCCTTGAAAACCAAGCTAAGCAATTAGTAACTGAAACATCTCAAACTGGTGGTGGTACTGCTTCAACAGGTACATTCACTGCAGGTGTGGGTGAACAATGGGCAGGAGTTGCTCTTCCATTGGTAAGAAAAGTATTTGGTCAAATTGCAGCGAAAGAATTCGTTTCTGTTCAACCAATGAACTTACCTTCTGGTCTAGTATTCTACCTTGACTTCCAGTACGGAACTACAAAGGCTCCATTCACTGCTGGTAACTCTTTATACGGTACTCAAACTTCAGCAGAACAACCATTTGGTAACACTAACTCTGGTGGTTTATACGGTGCTGGTAGATTTGGATATTCTATCAACAACACTTCTTCAGCTGTAACTGCTACTCAAGCAACTGCTTCTTGGTCTAGCATGAACTTTGATTCTGCTTACTCTGCTTCTGCTGTTGCAGGTGAATACAAAGTAGTAACTGTAGATATGTCTAACAAAGCTGCTGACTTACCTGGTGCCCGTGGATTTGTTCTATCTGGTTCTAACTTAACAGTAGCTGAAAACTTACCTCAATTTACATCTGTAAACGGTAACAACGTATCTTTCGTAATTAGTGGATCTGATGCAACTTCTGTTGCTGGTTCAGGTGTTGCTTACACTGTATTCTTCCAGTTACAACCAACTGACAAGAACAGAGGTGATTTTGAAGATGGAAACACGGCATTAAACGCTAATAACAACCCAATTTCAATCCCTGAAATCAACGTACAGATGAAATCTTCTGCTATCGTTGCTAAGACTCGTAAATTGAAGGCTGTATGGACTCCAGAATTTGCTCAGGATCTTAACGCTTACCATGCTCTTGATGCTGAAGCTGAATTAACTTCTATCCTTTCTGAGTACATTTCTTTGGAAATTGACCTTGAAATCTTGGATATGTTGATGGAATCTGCTGCCGCTGGAACTGAAGTATGGTCTGCAGTTAATAACGTAGCTATCGTTGACAACGGATCTAACGGAACTATCTCTAACTTAGGCTTCTATAACAGCCAAGGTCAGTGGTTCCAAACTCTTGGAACTAAAATCCAGAAGTTAAGCAACATTATTCACCAGAAAACTCTTCGTGGTGGTGCAAACTTCATGGTATTGTCTCCAGCAGTTTCTACAATCATCGAATCTATCCCTGGATTCGCGGGTGATGTTGATGGTGATGTTGAAAAGTCAACTTACGCATTCGGAGTACAGAAAATTGGTGCTTTAGGTGGTGGTAAGATTAAGGTTTACAAAAACCCTTACATGCTTGAAAACCAAATCTTGTTAGGATTTAGAGGTGCTCAGTTCCTTGAGACTGGTGCTGTATTTGCTCCTTACATTCCATTAATCATGACTCCACTTGTGTACGATCCAGATACCTTCACTCCACGTAAAGGTCTATTGACTCGTTACGCTAAGAAGATGGTACGTCCTGAATTCTATGGTTTGATTAAAATCAACGGATTAAATACTCTTTAATCTAAATTTAAAGTAAATTAAGCCCAATCCTTTGGATTGGGCTTTTTTATTGTTATATTTATAACAGAATTTTAAAGTTATCTATATGACATCAAATCATCATTCGGACGACGTGTTCGTCCAAAAGCGTAAACCAAAATCCCCAATTAAGTTTAATGTAGTTTTAAACGCCGAACAAAAACAAGCCAAATCCCTTATTTTAGAAAATCCCATTACTGTAATAAAAGGTATGGCTGGCTCTGGTAAAACGCTAGTTGCTGTCCAATGTGCTCTTGACATGTTTTTCAATAAACAGGTGGAAAAAATAGTCATATCACGGCCCACTGTATCCAAGGAGGATATCGGGTTTTTACCGGGCGATATACGTGAAAAAATGGATCCTTGGTTGGCCCCAATATACCACAATCTTTATATGTTATACTCTAAAGAAAAAGTAGATAAACATCTAGAAAATGGCGATATTGAAATTGTACCATTTGCTTTTATGCGAGGTAGAACATTTGTAGACTCATTCGTAATTGTAGATGAGGCACAAAACGTAACACATCCCCAAATGGAAACCGTTATTGGTCGTTTAGGTAAAAATTCCAAAATGGTAATATGTGGCGATATCGCTCAAATAGATTTAAAGAATAAAAAAGAATCTGGATTTACCTTCCTATACAGATTGGAAGAAAATGTTAAAGGATTTAAAACAATTTCTCTAGAAACAAACCACAGACATGAAATAGTTGCCCCTATATTAGAAGTATACAAGCTTTTTAGGGACTAACATTTCTTCAATATTTATAATAAAAAGATGGCAACCTTAAAACTTTTTATAAACGAACAGCTTAGCTTAGACGGAGACGATAGAAGCACTCTTCAATCTATTGACATATCAGATATAAACTATCTAGATCATAGAACTATGCTTCTCCCCGCAGGTGTTAAAACTCCCATATTTGAATTTAGTGCCGAAGTAACATCAGGTACTTTTAGAGAAGACAAGTTAAAATATGCTCGTGTAACAAACCATTCTACTAGTATTCCAGTTAATATAGAGGTATCTTCCTCTAAACAAGCATTTAACTTTAGAATGGAACCACAGCAGTCTTTCTATTTACCTAGTTCACAGGTAACAGGAAGTTTGATAGGTTTTTCATACGATTATATTTCTTCTATAAATCTAAGACCATCTGGAAGTAATAATACTGCTAAAGTAGAGTTCTATATAGCAACTTCTTAATTAAAATACTATGAATATTCCTATATGGTCAGGTACTAGTACTTTTTCTCCAGGTGAAACACCATTTGGGTTTTATGACTATGATGCTGACTTCCAAAGAGATGCAGATAAAGTAGCAAATTTTTGTGCTAGACGATTAGGCTATCCTTTAGTAGATGTTGAATTGCAAGATATTAGCTTTTATGCTGTGTTTGAGGAAGCAATTACTACATACGGAAATGAACTATATGCTTACCAGATTAGAGACAATCAATTAGATCTAATTGGTATAAATACTTCTACTCCATTAAATAATTCTATAGTTACCCCTAACTTTAGTTCCATAATTCGTTTATCACAGCAATATGGATCTGAAGCAGGTACAGGTGGTAACATTACCTATTATAAAGGATCTATTCCTTTAACTGCTTCTATACAGGATTACGATCTAAAACAGTGGGCAGAAGATGAAGGTATAACTGGGGGTATTGAAATTAAACGAGTATTTTATGAGGCTCCACCTGCGGTAGTAAGATATTTTGACCCATACGCCGGTACAGGATATGGATATCAAGCATTATTTGATAGTTTTGGATTTGGATCGTTTTCTCCTGCCATCAACTTTTTGATGATGCCCTTAAACTATGATCTACAAACATTGCAAGCCATTGAGATGAACGACATGGTTCGTAGATCTAATTATAGTTTTGAGATGAAAAATAACGTATTAAGAATATTCCCTATTCCCAATAATTCAGAGGCAAAAATGCACTTTGAATATATTAAGGATAGTGAGCGAATAAGTGATTCGGTTGCTGCCCCTAATACCGGCGCAGCTAATAACGTATCCAATATTCCATACTCAAACCCAACTTATACATTAATTAACAGTGTAGGTCGTCAATGGATATTTGAATACACTTTAGCTCTTGCTAAAGAAATATTAGGTTTAGTTAGAGGAAAATATAGTAACATACCAATCCCTAATGCAGAGGTAACATTAAATCAACAAGATTTGTTAACACAAGCTGCAACTGATAAGTTAAGGTTAATTGAAAAATTACGAGACTATTTTGATCAAACTTCTCGTCAAGCTTCTTTGGAACGCAAAGCAGCTGAAGCAGAATTTACAAGAAATGAATTAGCTCAAGTGCCATTTACCATTTACGTAGGATAATATGTGTGCAATGTTTGGAGGCTCTCGAGATGTGAGCTTAATTAGAAAGTTAAATCGTGAGCTGTTAGGTAATATAATTACCCAACAAGCTGCTTTCTATAAATACAAATTGCAAGAAACTAAAGTAAATTTATATGGTGAAGCAGCAGGTATAAAATATTACGATGGTCCATTTTTATTTAACTGTTTAATAACTAGAGTAGACCAACAATACCCAGTAAGTGATATGGGTGTAGAATACCAACAAGGTATGACATTTGCTTTTTTTAGAGATGATCTAGTAGATGCTAATGTAGTACCTGAAGTAGGGGATATTATATTATATCAAGATAGTTACCATGGAGTACAATCTACAGTAATTAACCAATACTTTGTAGGCAAAAACCCAGATTATCCAAACAACCAAAACCCATTAAATCCAGGATTGGAAGAATTTGGCTCAAGTATATCTATAATATGTGATACTTACTATATTCCAGCAGATAAGGTTGCAATTTCTCCATATAAAGAACGCATGTAATGGCTCGACCAAGAAAACCTGTACCCAAATCGCAACGAGAGATTAGCGAAAATCTCCAAAAAGCAACCGATCCGGTTAGAGGTAATCCTAATGCTAAAGTAAATCCAAACGAAAGTGAAACGGGTATAGAGTTTAATCGTTCTACAAAACTAAGTTTTAAAGACGATACTACAAAGCCATTTTCTATTGGCATACAAGATTTAGATGAGGCTGTATTCTACTATTTTAAAAATGTAATACGACCTTTTGTATATCAAAATGGTGAAAGAATTGAAGTACCGGTTATATATGGCTCTCCTGAAAGCTGGAAATCATTCCAAAAGGATGGATACTATAGAGATAAAAATGGGGCAATAATGCTCCCACTAATAGCAGTAAAACGAGATACAATATCTAAAGATAGGACTGTAACAAACAAATTAGATTCTAATCAACCTAATCTATACGCTACATTCCAGAAAGCATTTAACCCTAAAAACTTTTATAGTAATTTTGCTGCTCTAAACAATAGAATTCCGGTTAAAACATTTTACGCTATAACTGTTCCTGATTACGTTACTTTAGAATACAGCTGTATTGTGCAAACATATTACATGGAACAATTAAACAAAATAATTGAAGCCATTGAATATGCTTCGGATGCGTATTGGGGTGATCCTGAACGATTTAAGTTTAGAGCATTTATAGACCAATTCACTACCGCTACAGAATTAACAGCCGGTCAAGATAGACTAGTAAAAGGAACATTTACTATCCGATTACGTGGCTATATTATACCCGATACATTACAAAAGGATTTGAATTCTATCAAGAAGGTAAACTCCAAATCCAAAATTATTATCCAAGTAGAAACAGTAACCAATTCCGATATATTTGATCCAAACATTAGAAAACTAAGTGACGGTAGAACTAGATCTTCCCATCATCTCCTTCTCCTTCT